TTAGTTTTTAGTTAAGGGGGAATTTCACCCCCTAATTTTTTTAATTATGCCCAAACGTTAACGTCTTCAATTTCTGAAAAAATTTCAATACTTTCGTTAAAATGGATTGTTGTTAAACCCATATTCCACGCAATGTTTTTATGTTCTTGTGTTGCGTTTATAAATTCCATTTTACAATTTGTTCCAATTAGATTAATTAGTATTGATTCAAATGTTTCGTTGTTGATTGTGTTTAGATTAATTAAATTTTTCATTTTAGTTTTTGTTATTAATTATGATATAAATATACAACGCTTTTTTCTTTAAACCAAACTTTAAAGCAAAAAATATTAGTTTTTTTTTGTGTTACCTCTGTTAAATTTTTTTATTTTTTTTTCTAGATTTCATGGTTTTAAACGATTGATAGGTTCGATATTTACTTTTACCATGTTTTTCAAAATGTTTTTCTTCAACTTTTTCCCAAGCAGCTCGACCATTTTTTGAATCATAATGAGTTTCAAATTCTTTTAAATAGTCTTTAAATTTCATATAA